CAGATAATTGGTGTGATGTTAAGCTTTATCAGTATTGTGATTTTATGAACGCTATGCAGGGTGAAAAGAATAGCACAGAAATTGTTATGAGGACAATAGAAAGTTTAACTGATTTAAAATTATATCAGATTAACAAAATGCCTTATAAATATATGTTTGAATCTTATAAACATTTAGCGAAGCTGTTGGACAAAAGCCCTAAAGAAGATTTAGTTTTTAAGCTACAAGGAAAAGACAAGGTTTATGGTTTTAACCCAGATTTACATAACATGACTATGGGAGAGTTTGTAGATTTAGAAACAGCTATGGAGAACCCTTATCAAAATATGGCTAAAATAATGTGCATACTTTATAGAAAAGTTATTAAAGAAGAAGGCTCAAAATATGCGATAGAAGAATATACTGGTGTAAAAGAAGAAGATTTAGAGTTCATGCGTAATATAAATATGGACATAGTGCATAGTGCGTCTGCTTTTTTTTTGACTTTAAAAGAGGAGTTAGTTCAGAATTTAGTTCACTCTTTGGAGAATATAAAAC